GCGGGTTGGTGGAACGACATTTCCAGACTTTTGTTCATCTGTATATGTCATTCCCAGATCTGTTGCTGCTTGAGTGATAGTTTGTTGATTAAAGAAACCCTTGGCTTCTTTTGAGATTCCAACAACATTATCATCTCCATAAATGACAATGGACACATTCTTCTCGAAAGAAGACATATTGGCCATGTGCCGAGGCGCAGTGCTCATATAGAACAGGCGCATCAGCATCTGGCCAATCACTGTGTTTACTGTGGCAGTCAAATACACACCCGAAGGCATGGAATGAGTCCACATATAAACGGATTGTCCAATGACATGCATGGAGAAGGCAATGTCCATCATCAAGACCTCCCTCACCATATTGCCTTCAACATCATCACCATACCAAGTGTTGATAACGTCGAGGGCAGCAAAAAGCAATTGAGCAGAAACGCTACCATCCCAATTGGAATAATCACCGGCAACAATGTTGTCACCGTGTCGCTTCAACTTAAGTGCTATGAGATTCCAATCGAAAGCATAGCAGTTGGTTCCTACTAAGCTCTCGTTTTCTATTCTCCCCTCTGCCTGAGCGGCAACGAACGCACCGAAGTACATTCGACAAGCGACAGTAAAATCTAAGGGCGACCCCGAGAAAACGCGTGTTTTCCCTTGGTCAACCTTTTCAATTGGTCGTCGCTCATCCTTCAACAGATCCATCCAGAGAGTTGGATAGCGTCGGCCGGCTAAGGCAAACTCTATCCGCTTGTCAACATGATATTCTAAGTCTGGGGAAATGGTCAGAGCATCTAAGTCCAACCACGTTCTCTTTCCCGCAGTCCTCGGCTGCTTAGTCAGCCCCCAGGGAAAACCCGGAGACGTACTAGCAGTGAGAGATTTGAAATAATCATCTCCCTCAATTCCAAAGACAGCTTCGTGAAGAGAATAAATTCTCCTCTCCCTAGACTTTGAGGTATTGTTAGAGTAAACTCTAGCAACATCCCCTGAAATGAGATTCACCAGCTCCTGTGGGAGTGGCTGAATAACCGTGCCGCATTTCTCCAAACCTTTCATCAAGGGATCCCATAAAATGGTTTCCCCATCCTTTAAAAGATTTATAGGATGCAGATAAGCTGGTTTAGTGAATGTGTCAATACAACACCCACTAATTGAGGTAGGTCGCAGCGTAGAGCCAGAACAAGTTCCAACTCCAAACGGCAACTTACCAATCGACATAAAAGCTCCTTTTGGGAGTTCTACGTCCTTGGTTGGAATTAATTCTGTTGGGGGATAGCATTGTGCTACCCACCCAACATTCTTGAGCAGATCTAATAACTTCTCATAATACACACACACAGAAAAACCAAAGCCAGCACAACCGGCAACATGCATTCCCAATATTTTCTTATCAAAAGCAGTATCACGTAAAATTAACACACTCCCGCAATCACCAGGTTTTGTCTCACCAACATATTTATAACCAGATCTATTAGTGAAGGAGATCCCAGCTGAATTTTCATAATCCGCATCCTCTGGAATCAAATCCAAATTCTGCAGACTATAAGAAGCCAGCTGATCACTTCCAACACTAGCAATTCCACAAAGTTGAGCCTTGCGGGAATGAACCTTAGGAAGGTCCATTTTTGTTACAAAATATTTGGTGATATCAGGATATTGGGGGCAGATCTTTGGAAGCTCGAGTAACATAATGTCCTCATTTTCTCCCAATGTGTTCCTTCTTTCGTGCACCTTGGCATCCGCCAATTTGAACTTGAAGAATTCCCTTCCATCCAAAAACCGCATAGTGACATATTCGGCATTACATGCATTCATCCAATGTTTATAAGTTAAAAAACAATTTCCCTTTATAAAAACACCTTTACAAATTTCAGATCCGGATGTTGTGGTCATAATTGCTTGGTTATTCCACAACTTCTTTGAGATTATATCCCAAGCATTTCCGTCGACAAGACCCTCAGGAGCAACTTGAGCATCAGCATATACTTGACGCATCGCGTCAAAGTACGCCTCAGCCTTCACGTTTCCTTCGGGTTCCATCTCAACTTTCATGCGTTGGGCTCGCGGGTCCTTCATGTTAAAACTCTCTATTTTTACCCTTTGCGCTCGCGCGTCTTTAAGGTTGAATGACTCAACCCCGACCCTTTGTTGTTTAGGGTCTTTCAGGTTAAATGATTCCGGTTGGATCCCAAGGTAGTTGGCTTGCACCTCCTGCCTTGAAACTTTACCCTCATCAAAAGCCTTCTGCCATTCTCGGGCAAAGTTCTTCTCAAACACTTTCACAGTGTCATCATCGAAAGAACTTGCTGCAAAAATGGGGGTATCATTGAGTTTGCCATGTAGACATGCATGGAAAAATCCCGGTCCCACTATCTCATCAAATTTCTTTGATGCCATTCGGAATTGGGCAACTGTGAACCTATGAGGCTCAGTTGCCATTTTCAGAATGGAATAATATTGGAACCGAGAAATAAATCCAGCCCTAGTGAACCAGAGCTTTGCATATGCGTCAATTGCACTTTCTGCTGTAAACAACACATCATTCGCACACAACGGACATTGTTTACCAATGTCATATTTTTTAAATCCTGCAGCCACCGCCAAAGAAGAAAGCATACCTTCTGGCGACATAGAAGCTTTAGGAACAAACAAACCGATTATCTTATTATAAAACACACGCACACACATATACAATAGAGAAATGAATGTTCTCATAAGAACCATCGATGCGGCTCCCGTGAGAATGAGATATACATAAGCTAAACTAGTATGAGTACCAAAAAATGAGATTATATCACAATGAATTTTCAAGTATCTCTCTCGCATTCGTTCCCAAAATGTTTCTCCATGTATTTCGTCAATGAGCTCAATCTCAGCCTTTCCAATGTAAATTGGCTTTTGATTCAACTCATCAACTTCATGTTGGAGTAACAATCCGGATTCAATAGCAGCATCAATTGCTCTACGGTAGCACACTTCTTGTTGTTGTGTGCACCCGATCCTTGAACAATTATCTGCACATTGAACAAATACTCTCCCCAATCGGAGAGCCGCCTTGTGATTAACCTTCTTATATGTAAGGTTAAACACTCCAGCACCTCGCTTGGTGTACAGTTCTATTAGTCCGTTCACCTCTTGATCAATTACTTGATCAAGGGCAAACCGTCCATAGTACATACACTTATAAGCGCGTGCAACAGCATCGAGAGAAAATTTTGATCCATCGCGGTCAGTCATATTGACCTGATGGATTTGGTAGGCGATAGTAGCTGGATATAAATATCGATTAGCTGTATCGACTCCCTTGAAAAACGCATTGCGAATTTCCTCCTCGGAGGTGAGATCACGAAAAGCTTGCATTGATTCATCATAGACCCTTATTTCCTTGCAGACGTCAGGCCAAATATATTCATTAAAAGCAGCATTCTTCTGAGCATTGAAGTAGTTGATTATAGCAAAATCCTCCTTTGAACTACGATCAGGCCAAAGCTGTGCTGGCAGTTTCCCGCTCAAATATAAGCGGTACAACTGTCCCACAACTGTGGCCTGGTCGATGTCATCGTAGAATTCTGCCAATTGGGCAGCAATGTGCATTTCTGCACAATAAAACTCACAATCCATATATTCAAAGAACTTTTGCTGTTCTTCGTCCAACGCATTTTCATCCTTGAAGCGAACCAATTCTCTATGAAGAGACTTGATCACATCTAGAAAATGGGTGCTTGGTGACTGTAATCCACTGTTCCATTTGTTGACTTCATTGACACAAAGATCATGTAGATCCTTGTAATCTCGGCCAGTTCGTGGTTCATATGGATCTTCTTCCGCCTGGGTTTCCCATTGGGTTCCTTTGGCAGAAGCATCAACCATAGCTTGAAACGTTCCATTCGCCATAGCATCATAAATGTCCTCAACAGAATGTTGAGTATAATTATTCAGCTCTTTTAGCAATTGGGCACCAGATGTCAATTTCTTCTCATAGTGAAATTTCACTAGAGAAGTAAATTCAACCCAGTCGAGTGTTTCAATGGTTCCATCAGGTTTGTTAGTCCTGAATAGATATACATTTGGATCAAATTTGCCTTTGCACTTGGACGTGTCTAACATCTTTATTGCACCATTACTTCCAGTAGCATCTTTAAGAAACTCTGGTTTCACATCAACTTCAGCTGTTATATCCATCCTTCGGAAAAACGCATCCGTAAAAGTCAGAGATTGAATCATAGGCTTAGCAGAATTGCTCGTCAACAGCACACATCGCGGATGAAGAAAGGTTTTACCCTTTTCTTCAAGAGACGCCATGTGGGCTGGGTAAGGAACAATATTTGCCAAGCGAATTATCTCAAACAATTCCGGATTCGGATTAGCTGCAGAGTCTCGCTGTTGAGCAAAATCATCGTAGCAAAGAAATGGTTGATCATTCCTTGCTCCATCCCAATACTCATTTTCGGCGCATCTCATATAAATCAACTTGGACCAGTCTTTGGGATCAAAGTCTGGGTCATGTCGAGCCAACTCGATGAAAAACGGCACTGTCAATCCAGATTTGCCTTTTCCTGAAGTACCATGAAGGTACACCATTAGAGGTTCAGCACGTGGTCCTGACGTAAAGCCAAGATGTGCTAATTTAGTATTCAATGATGAGATTGCACTATGAATTGTAGCTACATATCGAACTATCGCTGGATCAGATCGTGTTGAATTGAGATTCTTGATCACAACTGTACCTTTAACGTAACAGTTCATGACACGATCAGAATATGCACTCGTATACGTAACTTCAGTCAACTTTTCAGTCAAAATGGCATTAGCCTCTTTAACCCAATCATCAACCTCAGTAGGTAAACCAGAGTGAAGTGGACTTTTCAATCCCAGAGATTTGCAACAAATTTCAAAAGCGCTCCTAAGGGCGGCGGTGACATATGAGTAGAGGTCACCTGCACCCTTTATCGCTTTTGGAAAAAGGTCAATTCTCCTTAAAACAGAATCAAAATCCTGTTTTTGAGGGATTCGTTTCAGTAAGATAGCAACTATTAGACTTACTAGCCCAGCAGTAACCTTCAATACTGAATCAGCTGGTCCTTGGGGTCGCCACTTTGGTAGTTTCCCAAGTAAATAATCCACAAATTCTGTCATGCAGGGCAATAAATCTCGAATAAAATCTACCGCCCATTCTAGCACGCTGGAAACATCTATAAAGCGAGCTAAAAATAAACCCACTGTGGCCAAGCGTGCTGCTACTGAATCAGTGGCGTTCCACACTGTGAACACGGAGATTGCGCCAACACAAATAGACATTATTGTGTCAGCTCCAGGTAGGTGAGTAGGAATATCGGCAATAAATTGCTTCAATTGATCAACTACACCTGAGATCTTTTGTCCAACTTTCACTACTTCTTCAGAGGCAGATTTGACGCTATCGGTGACAACTTCAACTTTCTCTTTAGCATAGTTGATAGCTGGCTCAACTTTCTTCGTGAGATTCTTATCCGCTGCCGCGTATATACGCTTTAGTGGATTCCATGATGTAGCATACTCGTGCATTTCCCAATCATGAATGACTGAGTCAACAATTTCGCTATTGTTCAGAGTTATTGTGGGTCCTTGAGGGGCCCAAGGGTCTGAACAATCATGATATTCAAGAGGTTCCGCAGTTCCCACTAATGAGGACTTTGGAATACAGATCTGAGAAGCATAACAGGAACAATGAAGCCAATTACGCCTATGTGAATATGATTCAAAGACCAAGCCTGAATCACATTCTTTGCAAGTATATTTACCATCATCATAGTAAAAATCCTTACAATATTTGCAATAAAAAACAAGGATTTTAATATCTCCTTGTTCGCAGATCCTATACCCACCTTCAAACCTCTCAGTGTATTCGGTGGGTCCCTGACATTCCCAATTCAACTTTTTAAGGTCAGATTGGGCTTGTCGATTGCTTCCATTGAGGCAATATTTGCATCGTCCAAAGTCTCGAAGAGTGGGTGTCACTCTACGACAAATGGGACAAGTCAATAAGCCTCCTTCACGTTGAGGATTATAAGGACACACTATCCATTTGTGAGATTTCCCACAGAATTGTGTGTGCTTGTTCTTCAGTCCCGAGCCTTGCTTTTTAGGGCGTGATTCGGGAAAATCCTCTTCGAATAAGGCAGATTTTCTAGCCTTAGTTACTAGATAACTAGTCTTCTTGGCGCTATCCAAGGTTCGGTTGGCGGGGCTTCCGCTTCGATTCAAACTCTCGAAAACGTTATGAATTTTAGTTGTAGCCATATTGAAAAATGAAAACAAAAAGAAATGTTTAAGAAGTTCAATTGCAACCAAACAAATAAAGTTTGCAACCTAGCCATTTACTCGTGGCCATATTAATAAAGCTTCTTTTGTTCAAGAGAGAACGCAGCACGAACCAGGTCCAGGTGTTCAATGTGCATTTATCCGCTGGAGCGGCAAACTTTATTACTACGCGAGGTGAAAATGTATTGAAATACATCATGAGTTATTGTGGTTTGATACGGCAATAGCTTCTCTACATCGTCAGCACACAAAATGTCGTTCTTATGGTGAGACATCGGCAGATGAGATAGACTATAGCTAACAAACATTAACAATAGAGGTCATAACATATACCAAACATAAAGTTCAAAGTAAGAAAAGATAGATTAATATTTTTGTATTTTCTAAAATTTTATATAAACTATATAATATTTACAAAATCGGCAACAGTAAAACAGTATTTAAAGATACGATATTCATAATTCAAAATTAAAGTGTGTCCTAGTCAAGTTATAACGAACAACACTCGCAATTGAATGAAAGCAAAAGTCTTAATCCAATTTCATCCAGGGCTTCACACATTTGTAATGGCATAGTTTCCTGGGGCAATAATCCAAGCAGTTAAGTTGGGTTAAATGATTTGATACTAGTTAGCCTCGTGTATCAACCGAGGGGCTCTTTCCAACCACGGGTGACCTTTGACGATTTTGGTTGCCATATGTCACTGTACACACACCATGTTAAAAGAATACTCCTAGGGCTTGAAGCCCTAGG